TGATAAAGCTAACGCAGCATTTCCATCAACAGGCGGAACTATTTCAGGCGATGTTTCTATTTCAGGAAATCTAATTGTAATAGGAAATTCTACAGTTTTCAATGTTTCTTCACTAGTTATTAATGATTCTTTAATATTTTTGGCAAATAGCAACTATTTTTCTGATTTAGTAGATATTGGTTTTGTTGGACATTATAATGATGGAGTAAATGCACATACTGGATTTATTAGAGATGCAACCAGTAAAGAATATCTTATATTCAATGGATATACTCCAGAAATCGTAGCAAATGACATAATTAATATTGCACATCCTTCATTTGCATTATCAAATGTGAACGCAAATTATTATAAAGGTAATTTAATTGCCAATACTGTTGTAATTGCAATTTCTTCGACAGTAGCAGGTGTAAATATAGTTCCAACACTTTCTATAGCATTTGATAAAGCTAACATAGCTAATGTGTTTGCAACATCAGCATTTGCTGCTCAAAACATAACATCTGGCTTAGCCAATGCTGCTTATGATCAAGCTAACACAGCACGTACACATGCAAATGGTGCATTTGCACAGGCCAATGCAACATCTGCCATTTCTAATGCTGCATTTGACAAAGCTAATAGTGCAAATATAGTTGCATCATCAGCGTTTGATAAAGCTAACATAGCTAACGTGTTTGCGGTTGCAGCTTTTGATAAAGCTAACACAGCTAATATAACTGCAGATTCTGCCTTTGCTAGAGCCAATGATGCGAACACAATTGCATCTGGTGCATATGATAAAGCTAATACCGCAAATGTTATTGCATCTGAAGCATTTGCTAGAGCTAATACAGCTAACATAACTGCAGATGCAGCTTTTGCTAGAGCTAATGCTGGGGTATTAAAAACTGGTAACACAATGACTGGCAATCTTGTCATGTCTGGCGCTAATATAGCATTTGCAACCAGTGCTAATGCTGGAATATATTGGGGTGGCACTGGATTATCGTTTATACATTCGCCTGCAGCAAATACACTTGTATTTGGAACATCACTTACTGAACGTATGCGTATTGGTTCTGCAGGACAAGTTGGAATTGGAACATCAGCACCTAGTGTTCCATTAGAAATATCACATACCACAGGTGAAACCTTTCGACTAACAAATACTACAGGTAGTGAACGCATTCATATGTACGCCCGAAGAATTGCGTCCACATCACGAATTGAGTCGCAAAACGGCAATTTGGAAGTTTTTGTATATGATCCATATCCGCTTGTTTTTGGTACTAACAACATTGAGCGCATGCGGATCGACAGCAGCGGGAACATGGGCATCGGGACGTCGTCGCCCGGCACAAAGCTGGATGTAAGCGGCAATATCCGTGTGTCTGGGAACAGCCAGCTTCAGATCTTTAATGGCGCTGGCACAAGTGGTGTCAGCATCCAGACAGATGGTGCGTCTCCCGCCTCAATGACGTTAAACGCGGGCGGCTCCGAGCGCATGCGGATCGACAGCAGCGGGAACGTCGGCATTGGAACAACAACACCGAAAGCAAGTCTTCATGTAGCGGGCTCATCTACACTACAATCTGACTATATGGTATATATGGTAAATGCATATTATGACGGTGCATGGAAATATAACGAAAATGGGATGGCATGGGGTATTGGAAATAATTTTGGCGGCCCTACAAATGGAGTATCTATTGCAGCCGCACCCGTAAATTCGGGTGGTGCGGGAGCCGCTCTCACTTGGCAGCCAAGATTGAACATCGATAGCAGCGGCAAAGTTGGCATCGGTACATCATCACCAGCTGCGACATTAGATATTGTTGGATCTGTAACTGATGCAAAAGCAAATGTTCTTTCTCAAACATTAACTGATGGTGCAATAATTTCATGGGATGCGTCATTAGGAAGAATTGCTACAGTAACTCTTGGCGGCGCTAGATCAATATCAAATGCAACAAATATTCGTGTTGGAACGTATATTCTTCGTGTACAACAAAATACATCATCCGGCGGAAGTACATTAACATGGGGTAGACAGTATAAATTTACAGCAAACGTTGCTCCAACACTAACAGCAACTACAAATGCAGTAGACATATTCTCATTCGTTTCGGACGGCACAAACATGTATGGTGCAATGATACCTGATGTCAGATCCTAATGGAGAGGGAAACTCCGTTTCCGGTAATTCGAATATTACATATATTGCCTTAGGTACTAGAAATGGTCCAGTATCATGATAAATATTAGTATAACAATGGAGGTTTATGATGGAAAACAATCAAAAAATTATTTCTCTTGAATTGACAATTGATCAATTAAATTTAATTTTAACTTCTTTGGGTAAAATGCCGTATGAAGTTTCTGTAAACTTAATTAATACTTTAGTAAAAACTGCAGAACAACAAATAAAACAACAATAATTGGGAAAATAAAATGGCTGTACCAAGTTCTAGAGAAAATCTAATAGACTATTGCAAGCGTCGTCTTGGTTTTCCAGTAATTGACATAAATGTTGACGACGATCAAGTAGAAGATCGCATTGATGATGCTCTTCAGTTTTATCAAGATTATCATTATGATGCAATTCAAAAGATTTATCTAAAGCATTTAGTAACACAAACCGATGTTGATCGTCAATATATTGATATGACTCAAGCTTCTGGAGCGGCTACAGTTGTTTCTGGAAATGCTACGGTTACTGGATCAGGAACTAATTTTGCTGCCGAATTTGCAGCTGGAGTTACCCAGTTGACTATAAATGGAGAAACAAAAACCGTCTTGTCAATTAATGACAAGGGTTCAATGGTTATGAATTCGACATATTCTTCAAGTGCAAATACAGTTCCAATAAATGTTGTAGGTGCAGCAGATTCAATTACTGGTGTTACAAGAATATTCCCCCTATCATCAACAAATGCTACAGTAAATATGTTTGATCTTCGCTATCAGTTGCGACTGCATGAACTATATGACTTTACTTCAACATCATATGTCAATTTCGTGTTGACACAGCAACATCTACGCACATTGGACATGTTGTTCTCTGGTGAACAACCAATTAGATTCAATAGACATCAAAATAGATTATATGTTGATTTGCAGTGGGGCACAGATATTCAAGCCGGTGAGTATTTGATCGTTGAGGGATATAAGATTATTGATCCAAATTCATATACGGACGTATATAATGATCGTTGGTTGAAGAGATATGCTACTGCGCTCATCAAGCGTCAATGGGGACTAAATCTAAAGAAGTTTAGTGGTATTCAGCTTCCTGGTGGTGTTCAGCTAAATGGACAACAAATTTTTGAAGAAGCAGAAAGTGAAATATCTGCTCTTGAACAAGAAATGCAAAGCAAGTACGAAGTTCCACCGGAATTTATTTTGGGCTGAGACACTCGGTTTGTATAAATACATCGTGATATTTTTAAGGAGATCGCGATGGAAAAAAATGGATTTATATATTTGTGGTATGATGTAAAAAGAAAAATGTATTATCTTGGTTGTCATTTTGGTATGCCGAACGATGGTTATATATGTTCATCAAATAGAATGAGAGATGCGTATAGAAGAAGACCACAAGATTTTAAACGTCGTATAATTCAAAGAAATATAGATAAAAATAATCTTCTAGAAACTGAATATAAGTGGCTTCAACTTATAAAAGATGAAGAACTTGGAGTCAAATATTACAATTTAATTAATACTAAATTTAATCACTGGACAAATCTAGATGATGAAAAACGATTGACTATAAACGAAAAGATTTCAAAAAATACAAAAGCTGCTATGTCTCGCGATGATGTTCGCGAAAAAATGGAAGCTATTTGGGAGAAGAATAAAGATAGAGTACAAAGTGAGGAAGAGAAGACGAAGAGAGCTAATTCTAATAGGGGTAAGAAAAGAACTGAAGAAACAAAAAGAAAAATTGGTCAAGCTAATAGTATGAGTTTAAAGGGTAGAAAGCTTTCAGAAGAAACAAAGCAAAAACTGAGTGATAGATTGAGTGGTGAAAATAATCCATTTTTTGGTAAGAAACATTCTAAAGAATTACAAGAACAAATAAGTAAAAAAATAAGTTCCTCTTTAAAGGGACGTATTCCCAAAAATATTGATATGTTCAAGAATTCTTTTTGGTGGAATAATGGCATAATAAATAAAAGAAGTTCTATTTGTCCAGGAACTCAATGGGTTAAAGGTAAAATAAAGAAAAAAGTATAACAGATGGCAGTAAATCACTACTTCAATAATTTTCCAGGTGTAGTTACGCAAGAACAACTTCTTGCCGAAGATCTTATCATCGAATCCATAAGACAATATGGTGCTGATGTATATTACGTACCAAGAAAATCTTTAAGCGATGAAGATTTGATTTATGGAGAAGATACAGTAAAGCTTTATAATGCTGCATATTCAATGGAAATGTACATTCAATCAGTTGCTGGATTTGAAGGTCCTGGTGAATTCTTTAGCAAGTTTGGTCTAGAAATTCGCGACTCCATTAGGGTAGTTGTTGCTCGTCGCACATATGAAAAATATGTTCCTGTTGCAGCATATCCAAGACCTCGTGAAGGAGATCTTGTTTATATTGCAGCTTTAGCCAATTTATATGAAATCAAGTATGTGGAAGAAGAAAGAAACTTCTATACTCTTGGTCGTCGTCCTCCACTATTTTATTACTATGAATTGAGTATGGAATTGTACAAATTTTCAAATGAAAGATTTGCGACGGGCGTCAAGGAAATTGATGATGTTGGTCGCGCATATTCGTATACCCAAAACATGGCAATGGTCGCTGGAGGAAGCGGCGCATACAAGAGAGAAGAGATCGTGTATCAGGGTTCAAGCCTAGCATCAGCAACATCGACTGCGATAGTCAAAAATTGGTTCCCATCAAACAATATGCTACAATTGATCAATATCAAGGGTACTTTTTCTACAGGAGCTAATGTCATTGGATCAACATCAAATTCAAACTTTACATTGACTACATTCAATAGACAAGATTTCGACGGAGTATCTGACGAATTGACAAACAATCTTGAGATACAAACTGATGCAAATGGCATCATTGATTTTACCGAAACTAATCCATTCGGAGAACCTTGATGTCTGGAATATTTGGCAATCATTTCTATCATCGCATAACCAGAAAGATTGTTGTTGCATTTGGATCACTATTCAATGAAATTCAACTTGTGCGATACAATAAGGCAGGAACAACGGAACTTGAGCGTGTTCTTGTTCCCATAGTATATGCACAGAAAGAAAAATTCTATAATCGCATAAAAGGTGATCCAAATTTGCTAAAAAGCATTCAGGTAACACTACCTAGAATGTCTTTTGAAATCTCAGGCGTTGATTATGATCCTTCTAGAAAACAAAGTAGCATGATACGAAACACAAATCTTGCTACTGCTACAAATACAACTCAAAAAACACAGTACATGGGCGTTCCATATAATTATGATTTTAGTCTTTCAATATATGTTCGTAATATTGAAGATGGTTGGCAGATTGTAGAACAAATCTTGCCGATTTTCAATCCCGACTATACCATGACTCTAGATCTTGTTAGCACAATGGGTATCAAGAAAGATGTTCCGATCATATTGAAGTCTGTTAGATATACTGTTGATTCTGAAGGACCACACGATCAAGATGCAACTCGTGTTGTCATATTTGATTTGACATTTACGGTCAAAGCAATGCTATTTGGTCCTATTTCAGATTCCAAGATCATTAAAAAAGCAAATACGAATATGTATGGTACATTCTCAAGCGGAACATCTGGTGGTTCTTCGATATATGTTCTAGATCTTCAATCGGGGGGATTTAGTTCGTTCAAGACCGGAGAAACAATTTGGCAAGGCACTTCATATGAATTTGCTGATGCAAAAGCTGAAGTCATTGAACATGATACATCAAATAGAAAGCTATACATAAAAAATGTGTATGGATCGAAAAATTCGTTTGGTGCTTTTGTAAGTAATGTAGAAATAACTGGCGCGTCATCTGGAGCTAATTGGAATGTATCGAGTTCGTATGTTTCAAATATCAAACTGGTAATTGCAACAGTTGTTCCAGATCCAACAACTGCAAATGTGAATAGCGACTTTGGATTTACGGAAACGATAATAGAATTTCCCAATACACTAGGATTATAATGAGCAAGATTGATGATAACTTGAGTGAGATATTGAATATCGAACCAGTAAAGAAACAGGAAATAGTTCCTGTTCAAGCAGAACCTCAAAATGATACGCAGACAGATTACGATTTAAGTCGTCAAACAATTCGTAATCTTGTTCGAAAAGGTGAAGAAGCACTTGATGAATTGCTCTTTGTCGCTAAACAAAGCGAAAGTCCAAGAGCATATGAAGTTGTTGCTGGTATGATAAAGAACATATCAGAAGTAACAAAAGAATTGATTGATCTACAAAAGAAAATGAAAGAATTGAATGAAGATACACCAAAGTCTTCTAGCGGCGTAAATGTACAAAATGCAGTATTTGTTGGATCAACAGCAGAACTTCAAAAACTATTAAGACAAAACAAAGAACAACAGACCGATGGCTGATACTATTGCATATATGTCCAATCCGAATCTTAAGCGCGCAGGCGTCAAGATTGAGTGGACTGAAGATCAAGTCAAGGAATATGTGAGATGTTCCGAAGATCCTGTTTACTTTGCATTGAACTATATCAAGATTGTCAACGTCGATGAAGGTCTTGTTCCTTTCAAGATGTGGAAATTCCAAAAACACATGCTTGAAACATTTCACAAAAATCGTTTCGTCGTTTGTAAAATGCCACGTCAGGTTGGTAAATCTACAACGATTATCGCATATCTTTTACATCAGATTCTATTTCGTGATAACACAAGTGTTGCAATGCTTGCAAATAAAGGATCAACTGCTCGCGAACTATTGAGTCGTCTACAGCTTGCATATGAAAATCTGCCGATTTGGTTGCAACAAGGAATTGTTACCTGGAACAAGGGTAACATTGAACTAGAAAACGGATCAAAAGTTCTAGCTGCTGCAACATCATCAAGCGCAGTTCGTGGTGGATCATATAACATTCTATTCCTTGACGAATACGCATTCGTTCCAAACAATCAAGCCGATCAATTCTTCAATTCTGTGTATCCTACGATTTCTTCTGGTAAAACATCTCAGGTTCTTGTAGTTTCTACACCTAACGGATTGAATCACTTCTATCGTATGTGGTCAGATGCTACAAATAAGAGAAGCAATTATGTGCCGATTGAAGTTCATTGGTCCGAAGTTCCAGGTCGTGATGAAAGATGGAAAGAAGAAACGATAAGAAACACATCAGTTGATCAGTTTAGGGTCGAGTTTGAAACTGAATTTGTCGGCTCTTCTCATACATTGATATCTGGAGCAAAGCTCAAGACGCTTGTGTTCAACAATCCTGTTCGTCAAGATGGCAAATTGGATATTATTGAAGAACCGCAAAAAGATCATACATATGTCGTTACCGTCGATGTGGCTAGAGGTCAAGGTCTGGATTATTCTGCCTTTTCGGTCATAGATGTTACAACTGTTCCCTATAAACAAGTAGCAAAGTTTAGGGATAAAGAGATATCTCCTCTACTATTTCCAACTTTAGTTTTCAATGCCGGAACTGCTTATAACAATGCCTATGTGCTTGTAGAAATCAATGATATTGGTCAGCAAATAGCTGATATCATACATCATGAACTTGAATATGATAATCTTGTCAAGATACAAATCAAGCCTCGACAAGGTCAACAAATGTCATTTGGTCACACAAAAAAGATACAGTTTGGTGTCAAGACATCTGTGGCTACAAAGAGAATTGGTTGCTCAAACTTGAAAACATTGATTGAAAGTGATAAGTTGCTAATCATGGATTCAGATACCATCATGGAATTGATGACTTTTGTTGCAACTCGCGAATCTTTTGCTGCGGAAGAAGGTAGTCATGACGATTTAGCTATGACTCTAGTGCTTTTTGCTTGGTTTATAGCTCAAAGAAACTTTAGAGAGTCTTTAAGCGGAGACATTCGCACAGTGCTTCAAAAAGAACAACTAAATATATCACAAGAGGACATTGTCCCCTTTGGTGTGGTAGATGATGGTTTAGATCGCATAGATTTGATGGATAATATTGACAGACAAGAAAGATTATGGGTTGAGGACAGACGATTAAAAGCGCCATTAGATAGTTATGACTATGATTGGAGAGGTCGCTGGTGAAAACTGCAATTTCTATAAATATTTGATACAAGCATCAAAGATCTCTACTTCTGAAAGGAGTAAACAATGGCATTTCAATTGAGTCCGGGCGTAGTTACTACTGAAATTGACCTAACTACTATAATTCCTGCCGTCTCTACTACAAACGGCGGTTTTGTGGGTGATTTCGAATGGGGTCCTGCCAATACGATCATAACCCTTGATAGTGAAAACACCCTTGTCAACATTTTTGGCAAGCCAACAAATAATTCAGCTATTTCATTCTTTTCTGCTGCAAGCTTCTTGGCATATGGCAACAACTTGAAAGTTGTTCGCGCAATCAATTCTAGCTCAAAAAATGCTACAGCAAACGGAACTGGTGTATTGATCGAAAACAACGATCAGTGGTTCAATACATACAGAGCAACAACTACAGCAAATAGTGGCTGGGGTAATACCAATTTCATTGGCGTTGCCGCAACACATCCGGGTGCCCTAGGAAACTCAATCAAAGTAGCATACTGCCCAGCAGGAAATGCATCTCTATTCTCATCTTGGGCATATAACTCATTCTTTGATGCTGCACCCGGCACATCACAATATGCTGCTTCAAAAGGAGCAGCAAACGACGAAATTCACGTTGTTGTCATTGACGCAACAGGTCAAATCGCAACGGGCGGAACCCCAGCGGGTACAAATGCTGCTGGTGCAGTTCTAGAAACTTGGAAAAATCTATCAGTCGCATCTGACGCTAAAAACTGGGACGGTTCACCAAACTTCTACGGTGATGTTCTGGCTTCTCAATCAAACTGGATTCGTTGGCTATCACATCCTGCTAACACAACAAATTGGGGAACAGTCGCAACAAGCGGCGTAACATATGTTGGTGTTGGTGGATTGTCATCTGGAGTAGCAAATGGAACAACGCTATCTGGTGGCGTATATGCTTCAGCAACTGATGCAAATAAGCAAGTTTCTTGGGATAAACTAAAAGACGGCGATTCAGTTGATGTTTCATTGTTGATTACTGGTGATGCAAGCGGAACCGTAGCACAATATATCATCGACAATGTCGCTGAATATAGAAAAGACTGCGTTGCATTCTTGTCTCCATCTTCAGCTAATGTGGTCAATAATCCGGGTAGCGAAGTAACTGCAATTACCACACAAAAGAACACAAACATCTTTCGTTCATCTTCTTATGCAGTATTTGATTCCGGTTGGAAGTACATGTTCGACAAGTACAACAACGTGTATCGTTGGATCCCTCTAAATGCAGATATTGCAGGACTATGCGCTCGTACTGACACCACAAATGATCCTTGGTTCTCTCCAGCAGGATTAAACCGCGGTCAGATCAAAAATGTCGTAAAGCTTTCTTGGAATCCAAACAAGACAAATCGTGATGATTTGTATAAGATTGGCGTAAATCCTGTTGTTGCGTTCCCTGGTGAAGGAACGGTATTGTTTGGTGACAAGACAATGTTGACTAAGCCTTCAGCATTTGAACGCATTAACGTTCGTCGTCTATTCATTGTTCTTGAGAAAGCAATTGCTACAGCAGCAAAGTATTCTCTATTTGAATTCAACGATGAATTTACACGTTCACAATTTGTCTCTCTAGTTGAACCATTCTTGAGAGACGTACAAGGTCTTCGTGGAATTTATGATTTTAGAGTTGTTTGCGACGAAACAAACAATACTCCAGAAGTTATTGATCGTAATGAATTTATTGGTGACATTTACATCAAGCCTGCACGATCAATCAACTTCATTCAATTGAACTTCGTTGCTGTTAGAACTGGCGTAGCATTTGAAGAAATAGTTGGAAGATTCTAATAAATAGAAAATAAAACGGGAGTATTTTAGATGCCTTTTAATATTCAAGAATTTCGCACAGCAATGAATTATGATGGGGCAAGACCAAATCTGTTCGATGTAAGCTTGACCCTTCCTGCTGGTATTCTTGGAGCTGCTGGTTTTAGTCGTGAATTCACGTTCATGTGCAGAACTGCGCAGCTACCTGGATCATCAATTGGTTCAGTAGTTGTACCATACTTTGGTCGTGAAGTAAAGTTTGCAGGAAATAGAGTGTTTCCTGATTGGGCAGTTACGGTAATCAATGATGAAGATTTTCTAGTCAAGAACTCATTTGAAAGATGGCTAAGTGCTATCAATCAGCACGAATCAAATAGAAGATCACCAACTTTTGTGAATTCAAGAAACTATTCAGTACAAGCAACTGTTAGACAATTTGGAAAAACTGGATTTCCTATCAAAACATACAAGTTTGTAGGAATGTTCCCAATTGACGTTTCACCAATCGATCTTGATTGGGGTGCAAACGATACAATTGAAGAATTCGCAGTAACATTCCAATATCAGTACTGGTTGTCAGATACTACTGACGGTAGAGCATAATTTTTTTGCATCTTATATCATGATATTTTTGAAGGGAAAAGTAAATGGCTAATTGGAAGTTATTTGGGTTTCAAATAACAAACGAAAAGACCAAGAAACAGGAAGAGCCAAAAGACATTTCTAACATAACAGAAAAGTCTTTTGCTCTTCCTCAAAATGACGACGGTGCCGTTACGCTTCAGACAGGGGCGTATTTTGGCACCTATGTCGATTTGGAAGGTGTTGTTCGTAACGAAATCGAACTCATCACACGCTATCGTGAAATGGCAATGCAGCCAGAACTTGAAACTGCAATTGATGACATCGTCAATGAAGCAATCGTCATGCAGGGTCACGAAGAACCTCTAACAATCAATATTGATGATCTAAAAGTATCCGATACTATAAAAAAGAGAATTCGCGAAGAATTTGAAAATATTCTTAGAATGTTGAACTTTGGTAATATGGGTTCAGAACTATTTCGTCGTTGGTACATTGACGGAAGAATGTTCTACCATGTCGTCATTGATGAAACTAGACCAAGAGATGGTATCAAGGAACTAAGATACATTGATCCAAGACGTATTCGTAAAGTTCGTGAAATTCAAAAAATGAAAGATCCTGCAACAGGCGGCGATATCATCAAGACGGCTCGCGAATACTATCTCTATAATGAACGTGGTATTATTGGCGCACATTCAAATCTTGGTATGAGAATTGCACCAGATGCAATCGTCAACGTAAATTCTGGTTTGATGGATTCTCGTCGTGCAATGGTTCTATCATATTTGCACAAGGCCATCAAGCCACTAAACCAGTTACGTATGGTCGAAGACGCAACTGTCATTTATCGTTTATCTCGCGCACCAGAACGTCGCGTGTTCTACATCGACGTAGGCAACTTGCCTAAGGTCAAGGCTGAACAATATCTTCGCGACATCATGGTCAAGTATCGTAACAAGCTTGTGTATGACTCAAGTACAGGCGAAATCAGAGATGATCGCAAGCATCTATCAATGCTTGAAGACTTTTGGCTACCTCGCCGTGAAGGTGGTAAAGGTACAGAAATTCAAACTCTTCCAGGTGGTCAAAATCTTGGCGAAATGGAAGATGTCAAGTACTTTGAACGCAAGCTATACAAGTCTCTTGGCATTCCAATTTCTCGTTTGGAAATGCAACAAGGTTTCTCTATTGGTAGAGCGTCTGAAATTACAAGAGACGAATTGAAGTTCTCAAAGTTCGTGTTTAGACTTCGCAACAAGTTTTCAACTTTGTTTGATGAAGCTTTGCGTGTGCAACTATCATTGAAGGGAATTTGCACAGTCGAAGAGTGGGATTATTTCAAAGAAAATATCTATTACGATTTTATAACGGACAATAATTTTGAAGAGCTAAAGAAAGCAGAATTGATTCAAAATCGTATAACGGTACTTCAATTTGCAGATCCTTATATTGGTAAGTATTTCTCTACTTTATGGGTTCGTAAGAACATTCTGAATCAAACAGATGATGATATACAAGAAATTGATCAACAAATTGCTGTTGAACAACAAGCGGCCATGGAACAACAACAAGCAATGGATCAACAAATGCAGCCAACGAGTCCGTTGGCACCTCAACCAGATGGGACTACACCACAAGTTGATGTCAATACTGCATTTCAAAATACAACCAATCCTGGAGAGTCGGCATTGGATAATGCTGTCAAAACTCAGCTAAAAGTTGAGGATAAATCCAATCTAAATAATATACTAAGAGTAATAAAAAATCGAAGAGAAGTTTTATGAGCAAAGAAATTACAAAAAAAATTGTCGAGGACATTTACGGCAATCGATTTGTTTCTTTGAAAGAAGATTTTTCCACAATAATCTCACAAAAAGCTACATCTTTATTGGAAAATATGAAGATTGAAGCTGCAAAAGCTTTATTCAATAAAAAGATGGTCAATGAAGGACCTAATGATCCAGTGGGTTCTGTGCAAACAAGAGGTGGAAATTATCCTGTTTATAGAAGACCATCTGATCCAGCACAAAGTTTTCGTTCTGCTTTCGCGGACGCAGTAGATCGTGGTGATACAACATTTCCATGGAGAGCTGCTGACAATGTAGAAAGAACATATAGCACTGGTAGACAACAGAGACCTGCACCAGCTGCAGCACAACAACCATCAGGCGGACAATCACCAAATCCAGCAGCATCACAAACACCAACACCTGCTCCAGCAGCAAGTCAGCCTCAAATTCCTATGCCATCAGCACATCCAGATGCGGCAGATGCATCACAGCCAGTTTCAAGATCATCTGGATCGCATGGCTCTTCAGATAGAGCAGACAGAGAACCAATTACCAGATCATATGTTGGTGTTGCTGCTGAAAGGGGTGCAGTCGATTCATTCTTACAATCAAGAAGAAATGTTTAAGGTTATTAGAAATGAAAAAAGAAATAATAGAAAACATCTATAATCAAAATTATGCTTCTCTTAAAGAAGATATATCTAAAGTTATTTCTGAAAAAGTAATTTCAATTTTAGAGCATAAAAAGGTTTATGCTGGTAAAAAGTTTTTCTCATTGAACGAAGGTGATTCTGAAGATAAGTCTTGGGATCGAACATTAGATTATGCAAGACTAGGAAGATCAGCACCTACTGTATCAACTCATACAGGACAAGAGTATTCTTCTGTTAGTGATTGGTTAAAAGATGCGAAAGATCAATTTAGTGGTAAAGCACCTTCACGAGATGTTGCCTCACAAAAAAAACCAACTCAACCAAGTCAAATAGAAGCTCCTGCTTTAATAATGCCTTCTGCACCTTCTACTTCTGCTGGCCCAAGTGAGCCTGGATATACACCACCAGTAGCCCCTGCACCAGCACCTGCACCAAGACCTGCGGCTCCTTCTAGACCAGCACCTAGACAAGCACCTGCACCTGCACCTGCGCCAGCTGCACCTGCACCTGCGCCGGCATCGGCATCAAGACCAGTGCCTGGAGCAGCTGACACCTCTCAGCCACAAGGTGGTTCTGGAGTAAATCAGTGGAGACAAGCTGATAGAGCTAAACAAAAAGAGCGTGAAAATCAACCCAGTGGAGCATCTGCAGCAGATGCCTTGACAGCTGCGGCTTCGGCAGCAGGTGCCTCTTTATTAAAGCGTTTGATGTCAAAATCCAAAACATCAACGCCACCTGAACTTGCTGCACTACCAAAACCTAAAGCCCCTCTCGCTTTACCTGCACCACCTCGTGCTTTACCTGCACCAAGAAGTCAAGAAGCACCATCTTCACAATCATCAAGAAGTGAAACAGGAACTCAACGTAGAGAACGTTCATGGTATAAAGACCCAGCAACTGGTCGATATGTAAGTCCAAGCAACCCTGCTTATAATCCCGCACAACCTACTGTTAATCGTGACGCAGCAACAGGTCAATGGAGATCAAGAGTGGGTAGTGCGCCATTAGGAAATCCATTTTCAGGTGGTGCTGGACCACAACCCCCTATAGAATCTAAGGGAAGAATTACAAGACCACCTACAAGCTAAGAGAGATAATCAAATGAGCAATCAAGTAAAAAAAGAAATTGTTGAAGACATCTATAATCAGAAATATGCTTCTTTAAAAGAAGATATATCTGGGATTATTTCAAAAAAAGCAGTATCTACACTAGAAAATATGAAATCTGATGTAGCTAAAAAGTTTTTTCAGGCAAAATAAATATAAAAATGAAGACAATCAAAAGCTTTTTTTCCGAATCAATAACTAAAGAAGACAAGACATTGATCAAAGAGGATCATTATATTGATCCTCCAAATATCATTATCTTAAAACGCAAAGCTATTCGCGTTTTTCCAGATGGGAAAAGAGTTGCTCTATACTATGCAGATAAGATTGATCAATATGTAAGCATTCCATATCATGGACCAAATTTTGGTAAAAAAGACATCGTCCAATTCAATCAATTCAATGAAGAATGGGTACCAAGAGGTAACATTGGTGTATTAATGCAAATAGTAGAAAATGGTGAACCTTTAGATGTCTCTTTTGAAGATAATTTGTCAATGAAAGTAGATGCTATGACTGCACAAGCAATCGTTAATCTTTATAATAATGTAAATACGACCAATAAATATAAAATTGAAAGAATGGTAAACAAAGACAAAAATAGTTTTGCAAAAGTTGCCGCCTTTGCTCATGGCGCACATACAGGATTATAAGAAATGGCAAATACATCACAAAAACTAATTGATTCTGAAAGAAGAGTCGTTTATAAATGGACGGGCAATACTGCTGAAGCAGCTGTTGTAAAAATTGATGCAGGTGCATTGAATTTTTCATTAAATGCGAATAATCAGCTTCTTGGATCAGGAACTGATCGCAAATCAATTTATCGTTTAGCTCTAAAGAAAGTGATTTATGACGTTGCTCCAGGTCAAGCGTCAGGAAATGGTTATGTTGAGTTGTATTGGACTGGCACACCAAATCAAACAATGTTGACATTGTCAGGTCGAGGACAAATGGACTTTGCAGAAGGTGGCGATGGTATTGTTATTACAAACAATGCAACTGGTGCCGGAGCAAATGGGAATGTTGGTCTACAAACGATAAATTTTGCTTCTACAGGTTGTTCATATACGATCATCGCAGATTTTAGAAAATATTCAAGCGACTACGGATCATTTGGGAGCTAATTAATGTCATCAACAAGAAATTTAGTCGATTCAATAATTTCAGATAATCTAAATGAAGCTTCCGAAAATCTTTCCGAATCTTTTGTAGAAATTTTGAAGCAAAAATTGGTAGAAGCAAAAAAGATTGTTGCCGCAAAGTATGATATTGCAGAACTTGCAGAACAAATTGAGAATATGAACGAAGGTAATGTCATTAACAATGGTCGCTTCAAGATTATCAAGGCACGAATTCGTGCTGGAAAAGTTCAACGTCGTGTAAAAAGATCTGCTGTTCCTGGCATGACAATACGCGGCGGAAAGCTTATTCGTATGACACAAGCCGAAAAAAGAGCAAGAAAGATGGGTGCTCGTCGTGCAAAAGTCAAGCGTCGTGCTAAACTATTTCGCGCACTACAGAAGCGCAAACGTTCAATGATGAAAAGAAAGGCTTTAGGTATAAGATGAAGCTTATAAAAGAAGTTGTAGAAGAAGTACGCTATCTGACCGAAGAAAATACAACAGGTCAAAAAGAACATTTTATTGAGGGCGTATTCCTACAAGCTGAACGTCAAAATAGAAATGGTAGAGTATATCCAATGGATATTCTACAAAGAGAAGTACAAAGATATACTTCTAATTACATCATGCAAAATCGTGCATTTGGTGAACTTGGTCATCCAGATACTCCAACGATCAATTTGGATCGCGTATCACACATGATCAAGGATTTGAGACAAGAAGGCACGAATTATGTGGGTAAAGCTAAGATACTAGACACTCCTTATGGAAAAATTGTGAAGAATTTGATTGATGAAGGCGCCAAGTTGGGTGTATCTTCTAGAGGATTAGGTTCACTAAAGGCCAGAAACGGCGTGAATATGGTACAAGATGATTTTTATCTGGCTACAGCAGCAGACATTGTTGCAGATCCATCAGCTCCAGATGCATTTGTAAGAGGCATCATGGAAGGCAAGGAATGGGTAATTGATAATGGTCAATGGAAAGAAGTTGACTATGATCATGCAAAAAAAGCTTTGAATGAGGCAAGTAGACGAGATTTTGAAGATGTCGCACTACGCCAATTCAAAAACTTTCTTTCAAAACTTTAATTATTATAAATAGTCAAATATAAAGGAGTAATAGTAAACATGGCAAAGAAAAATCTAGCTGAAGCAGCTGCAGCCATTCTTTCAGGCAACATGGCTTCTTTGGCACCAATGTCAAGAGTATCTGAACCTTTTGGTTCAACAGGTCCAAATCCTTCAGTTGGCACACCTGGTCAAGAAGGTCATCCAGCACTAGTTCAGCCTGCTATTGCTTCTGCTGATGAGGCTGGCATCACAAGGGCTATTGCTGCAGTTGGCGGAGCAAAGCCACCAGGAGCACAGCCAGCACCTGCTTCTAAGGAGTCTATGAAAGGCGCTTCTCCTCAAATGGAAGAAGAAGAGGAAGAAGAAGACAAGAAAATGATGAAGGAAGAGGAAGACGAAGAAGAAGAAAAGCACACCAAGAAGAGCAAGAAAGAAGACGATGAAGATTATGAAGAATATTCCATGAAGGAAGATCTTGACGCTCTTTTCCATGGTGAAAATCTTTCTGAAGACTTCATGAACAAGGCTGCAGTAATCTTTGAAGCAGCTGTAAATGCAAAAGCAAAAGAAATTGAAGAACAAATTCAAGAACAGTATGCAGAAATCCTAGAGCAGGTTTCTGAACAACTCAAGGAAGAAATGACCGAAAAAGTAGACGACTATCTAAATTACGTCGTTGAAGAATGGGTCAAGGAAAACGAGTTGGCAATTGAATCTGGTCTTCGTTCCGAACTAACCGAAGACTTCATTGCAGGTCTTCGTAATCTGTTCGTAGAACACTACATTGATATTCCAGAAGAAAAGGTGAGCGTTGTTGAGGAAATGACAGCTCATGTCGTTGAACTGGAAAACAAGCTAAACGAACAAATTGCTGCCACAATTGAAATCAATAAAAATCTAAATGAATACAAAAAAATGGAAGCAATTTACGATATTTGCGAAGGTCTAACTGCAACTCAAATTGAGAAGCTAAAGTCATTGTCGGAAGGCATTGAGTTTACAAGCATTGAAGACTTCGTAGACGGTCTCAAGACACTACGCGAAAACTATTTCCCTGCAGCAGTATCATCAAAGTCAAATAACGTAAGACTTGATGAAGAAACAGATGTTGTGGAACAAGCCCAGAGTCTTGCAGAACAAAAACAAAAAGAAAACAAGACAGGTGCAGATCCAATCATGGACGCATATGTCAAGTCAATTAGTCGCACAGTTTTAAAATAATAATTCAAAAGGAGTTTACTAAAAATGCAACTTACTGAACAACTAGTCAACAAGTGGGGTCCTGTTCTGGATCATCCAGAACTTCCAAAGATCGCGGATCCTTACAAGAGAGCTGTTACAGCTATGGTTCTTGAAAACCAGCAGATTGCTTCTTCTCAGCAAGCAGCATTCATGGGCGGTGATCGTTCATTCCTATCTGAATCAGCTCCAACAAACGCAACTGGCTCTTCAATCAGCAACTACGATCCGATCTTGATCTCGCTGGTTCGTCGTGCCCTTCCAAACTTGATCGCATACGACATCTGCGGCGTTCAGCCAATGACAGGTCCAACAGGCTTGATCTTCGCAATGCGTTCAAAGTTTGACTCACAGACTGGAACAGAAGCTCTCTTCAACGAAGCTAACACAAAGTTCTCAGCTGCAAACAAGCTTGGTGCAAACGGTGCATCACAGAATCATCAGACTTCTACACCAGGAATTGAAGACTATACTCTTTCCAACACTGGTAACGGTATGACAACAGCTCAGGGTGAAGCTCTTGGCGACTCTGGTACAAACCTATTTGCTGAAATGGCATTCTCAATCGAAAAAGTTACAGTAACTGCTCGTGAGCGTGCATTGAAGGCAGAATACACTCTAGAACTTGCTCAGGACTTGAAGGCAATTCATGGTCTTGATGCAGAAACTGAGTTGGCAAACATTCTGTCAACCGAAATTCTTGCAGAAATCAACCGTGAAGTAATCCGTACAGTGTATTCTACAGCTGTACTTGGTTGCTCAGCTGGTACAACAACAGCAGGAACATTCGACCTAGACACCGACTCAAATGGTCGTTGGTCAGTTGAAAAGTTCAAGGGTCTGATCTTCCAGATCGAACGCGAAGCAAACGTAATCGCTCGTGCAACCCGTCGTGGTAAGGGTAACCTAGTAATCTGCTCATCTGACGTTGCTTCTGCAATGGCAATGGCAGGCGTACTACAGTATACCCCAGCACTTCAGGCTGATCTACAGGTAGACGACACAGGCAACACATTTGCCGGTCTTCTACACAACCGTATCAAGGTCTACATCGATCCTTACTACGGTTCAACAACAGCAGGAACAAACACATCTGAACTAGTAACAGTTGGTTATAAGGGTACATCACCTTATGACGCTGGTCTGTTCTACTGCCCATATGTTCCTCTACAGATGGTTCGTGCAATCGGACAAGACACATTCCAGCCACGTATCGGATTCAAGACACGTTACGGAATGGTCGCAAATCCATTTGCTGAAGGTGTAACAGCAGGTCTTGGACGCCTATCAAATCGTTCAAACGTCTACTATCGTATCTTCAAGGTTTCAAACCTTCTGTGATCTGAAGAACAATAAGAAAGCGTTACTACAACTTGAGGGGGAACTTCGGTTCCCCCTCTTTTTGTTCATAAATACTACAGAGGTAAGTTATGGCAAAATTAAATCAACAACCAACAAATACAAGTTTTCTTCAGGCGACAAAATTTCAGTTGTCGTTTACAAGACTTCCTAATCTAATATATTTTTGTCAAAACTTTAGTCTACCAGGATTATCAATGTCCGAAGTGACTAGAAGCACCCCATTTGTTGACTATTACTTGCCAGGTGATAAAGTAAGATATGAACCATTCGATGTCTCATTCTTGATAGATGAAGACCTACGCTCATGGCTTGAAATTCATAATTGGATTATTGGTCTTACATTCCCTAAAAACTTTGAACAACATCGTCGCTTGATAAAAGAAAATAAAGATTTTGGCGGAACAACCAGCGATGCAACAATGACAATCATGTCAAATAAAAATACACCAAATATTCGTGTCACGTTTAGAAACTGCTATCCCACATCAGTATCATCTATAGGGTTCAATTATACCGCCGATGCAAACACAATACTATCTGCGCGTGCATCATTCAGATATACCTATTTTGATGTTGACATTCTTTGAGTTTTAGTGTATATTGCACTAATATTCCAAGGAATTTATATTATGATCAAGAACATAGATGACCTAATGGAGTCGTGGAAAAAAGACTCACAGATCGATAGTACGGAACTTGGTACAGAATCCATTCGCCTATCGTCCCTGCATTCAAAGTACATAGAAGTGTACAAGACGCAAAAGATGCGTTGTCAAAAACTTCAATTTGATCTCAATAAACTTACCAAATTGAAGTGGAGATATTACGACGGTAAGCTGAACGGAACAGATGAACTGACTGAACTTGGTTGGGAGCCAATGCGTGAAAAGTATCTTCGCGCAGACATAAGCACAATGATATCTGGCGATGATGATGTGCTAGAAATCCAGACTAAATTAAACTATACGGAACTTTTCGTAGATTGTTGCGAAAAGATCATCAAGGAAATCCATCAGCGAAGCTTCAACTTGAAGAACGCTATAGAATGGCAGAAGTTTACACAAGGTGTCTGAAAAAATAATCGTAGCAAAAAAAGATGAAGCATACATAATGATCTCTTGCGAGCGCGGCGTCGCTCGCGAAATATCAGAATATTTTACATTCTATGTTCCTGGATATCAATTTACTCCAGCATTCAAAAGTAGAGTGTGGGATGGCAAGATACGTTTGTATGATACTAGAACATCCACACTGTACTACGGACTCATAACACATCTTGAGTCATTCGCTAAGGAAAGAAAATACACCCTTGTCTATGATGATGAGGTTCTTCAAACGACATCCTTCTCCCTTCACGAAGCAAAGGAATATGCCGACTCCCTGCATATACAAAGTCGTAACAAAGATATTGACGCTCGCGACTATCAGATTGAAGCGTTCGCGTATTCCATACGTAATCGTAGACAAATGCTTATATCTCCAACAGCATCAGGTAAATCATTAATAGCATATCTTATCACAAGATACATGACCGATCAAGACAAAAAAGGTCTAATTATCGTACCAACGACATCTCTTGTCGAGCAGCTATATTCAGATTTCCAAGATTACTCTACAAAGAATGGCTGGAGTGTAGAAGAAAATATCCACAGAATTTATTCTGGTCGTGAAAAGTTTTCCGACAAACTTGTCACAATCTCAACATGGCAATCTTTGTATACACTACCCAAGCACTACTTCAACTACGAGTGGGTGATTGGAGACGAAGCACACAATTTCAAAGCCAAGTCATTGACAACGATCATGACAAACTTGGACAAAGCATCTCTACGAATTGGCATGACAGGTACACTCGACGGAACAAAGACGCACAAGCTTGTTCTTGAAGGTCTTTTTGGACCAGTGCGAAAGACCGTGACCACAAAAGAACTAATCGATAAGAAACAGCTCTCGGACTTTGAGATCAAGTGTCTTGTGCTAAAATATCCGGAAGAGATTTGTCGTCTTCTAAAAGATGCCAAATATATCGATGAGATGAAATATCTTGTTACCAGCGATGCTCGAAACAAGTTTATTCGTAATTTGGTTCTCTCGCTAGAGGGGAACACATTGATTCTTTTCCAATATGTAGATAATCATGGAAAGGGATTGCACAAGTTGATTGAAGAAAAAGCTGATGGAAGAAAAGTCTTTTTCGTTCATGGTGGAACGGAAACTGAGACCAGAGAAGATATTCGTGCGATTGTCGAGAAAGAAAACAATGCAATCATTGTTGCATCTTATGGAACATTCTCTACAGGTATCAACGTTCGCAATCTACACAATATCATATTTGCCTCTCCATCAAAGAGTCGAATTCGAAATCTGCAATCAATTGGTAGAGGTCTTCGACTAGGAGACAACAAGAAAAAAGCTGTGCTTTTTGATATTGCGGATGATCTAAGATATAAGAAACATGAGAATTTTACCTTGAAACATTTCCAAGAACGTGTTAGAATATACTCCGAAGAACGTTTTGAGTTCAAACTATATAATATAGAAATCAAGGTATAAAAATGGAAATACTCTACATAAAGTTAAAGAATGGAACTGACATCATCTCCAATACTTCGATTGAAGGTAATGATGTCACTCTAGAGAATCCAATGGCAATTAGACAGTATGCAGATCCTACTGGTCGTATTCTATTGTCGTTTCAGGAGTGGGTACCATCAGACTTTGTCGAGACTAGTTCCTTTGTCATTAGCAAGGAAGAGACTATCGTGATTTCAAGTACATCTCTTCGCACTAAGGAATTCTATAAAGAGTGTCTTCAAAAGAATGAAGCGAGTGATATGGATTCAGATCACGATGATGAGGAAGACGAAGAAGCATCAGATGCATATTCAAGTCTCATCAAGCTACTAAACAATCAAAAGAGATTATTGCATTGAGCTGAACACTAGAAGTGTATCGCTTTGTCAAGTGAAAGTCAAGGAAAATCGTCATGAAAAAAACCCCATCTAATCATTATGTCAATAACGAAGAATTCCTATCCGTCCTCATCAAATATCAAAAGGCGGTTAGGAAAGCAAAACGAAACAAGGAAGAGAAGCCCCCCATACCAAATTACATAGGGGAATGCTTCATGAAGATTGCCGAGCATCTATCGTATAGACCAAACTTTGCAAACTACTCATACCGAGACGAAATGATTGCCGATGCAATCGAGAATTGTCTCATGTATTTCGAGAATTTTGATCCAAAGAAATCGAAGAATCCGTTTGCATATTTCACTCAAATAGTGTATTATGCTTTCATTCGTAGAATCTCTAAAGAAAAGAAACAACAATACGTCAAATACAAGTCTCTGGAAAATTCAAGAATATTTGATGACATTACTGGTGAAGATCTTGAACTTTTGGGTACAGAGATTAAATCTAGCGTTGTTAAAGGTCAGGAAATATACGACAACATGGCCGAGTTCATTGAAAATTTTGAACAGAGTCGAAAGGTAAAGAAAGAAAAGTCTACCAAAAAAACAGGAATAGAAAAGTTTTACGAAGGAGATACAAATGGCTGAACAAGAGTCATTACCAAGTCAGATTGAATACTTGATGAAAAACATGCTGGATCAATCGCAAGATGTTTGGAAGAGACAAAACTTTCGTCAACGTCTTGTGCGTATGCGCGATCTTATGAATGACAAGATAGCAAAGTATGATGCAGAGTATGCCAAAGCCAATCGCAATGTAACTCCTTTCAAGAGAGCGTCCAAGTGAAGATTGCTCTCATTAACGATACTCATGCTGGCGCAAGAAATGATTCTCTTGCGTTTGATGATTATTTTTTTCGTTTTTGGGACAATGTCTTTTTTCCATATCTCAAGGAAAACAACATAGACACAGTCATTCATCTTGGCGATATCGTTGATCGTCGCAAGTTCATCAACTATGTCATCCTCAATCGTTGGAGAAACAAGTTCTTTGGTCGTCTAAAGGAGATGAATGTAAAGCTGCATGTATTGGTAGGAAACCATGATGTTCCATACAAGAATACAAACGATATCAATGCGATTGAAGAACTTTTTGAACAGAGTGATACCATTCGAGTTTATAAGGAACCTTGCGACATCTCTATTGATAATTTTGACATTTGCCTGTTACCTTGGATTAACGTCGAAAATCAGCAAAGAACTCTTGACCACATCAAGGCAAGCAGAGCACAGGTAGCATTTGGTCATCTTGAGATAGCTGGATTTGAAATGGATCGCGGTAATGTTTGTCGCGATGGAATGAATCGTTCGGTATTTGACAAGTTTGAAATGGTTCTTTCTGGTCATTTTCACCACAAGTCTACAGATGGTCATATTGTTTATCTAGGCAATCAATATCAAATGACATGGGCAGACTATGATGATAAGCGTGGATTCCACGTGTTTGATACAGATACAAGGGAACTGGCATTCGTTGAAAATCCATATCAAATGTTCTTCAAGATTACATATGATGACAAGAACGATTTGGACTTCGATAAGTTGAAAAAGCTTGATTTCAGCGAGTACACAGGAACATATGTGAAGATTTTGGTTTTGCACAAGACCAATCCATTCTTGTTTGAGCGATTCATGCAAAAGTTGATCGATGCTGCTCCTTTGGACATAAGCATCGTGGAAGACTTTTCCGATTTGACAAATAAGGACGATAGTGATATCATAGATGAAGGTGAAGATACCATGACCATACTTGATAAGTATGTCGATGGTCTTCAAATGGATTCTGCTGATAAACTCAAATCAATTCTCAGAGAACTTTATCTGGAAGCAATAAATTTGGAAAAAGTATGATACTCTTTGAAAAAGTTCGTTGGAGAAACTTTCTTTCTACAGGAAATGACTTCACGGAGATTACACTAAACAAATCTCCTACAACACTAATCGTAGGAAACAATGGAAGCGGAAAGTCAACACTCTTGGATGCGTTGACTTTCGCTCTATTTGGTAAACCATTTCGCGGTATCAATAAGCCAGGGCTATTGAATAGCGTCAATGAAAAAGACTGCGTTGTCGAGATAGAGTTTATAATAGGTAAGAAATCCTACAAGATCCTTCGCGGAATCAAGCCGGGCAAGTTTGAAATCTATTGTGACAATGAACTAGTCAATCAAGATGCGTCTTCGCGAGATTACCAAGAGTATCTTGAAAAGTTCATTCTCAAGATGAACTACAAGTCGTTTACCCAGATCGTAGTTCTTGGTTCATCTACCTTTGTTCCGTTCATGCAGTTGTCTGCTGCAGATCGTCGTGCAATCATAGAAGATCTTTTGGATATACAAATCTTTTCGTCCATGAATGTTGTATTGAAGCAAAAGCTTCAAGCAATCAAGGATGAGATGAGTGACGTTTCTCATCGTAGGGAAGTTGTAAAGGTCAAGATCGAATCAACGAAAAAGTTGATCAATGAGATTACCAATACAAAAACTCTTCATATTGAAAAGACACAAAGAGACATTGCAAATAGCAAATCTCAAATAGTTACTTTGGAAAAAGAAAAGGCGTCTCTTGATCAAGAGATCGTTAAGCTTCAATCTGAAGTCGTTGGTGAGAAGAAGCTGGTTGGCAAGTCCAACAAGCTAAACAGTCTCATCGTCAAGATACAAGACAATGCCGAGAAGGCACAGAGCGAAATTAATTTCTATGAAACCAATGATGATTGCCCGACATGTCGTCAATCAATTAGCGAAGATTTCAAGAAAACCCAGATTCAGACATTTCAAGACAAGATTGCAGAATACGGCAATGGTCTTAAGGAAATAGATAATGAATTGGAGAAGATCAATACGCAAATTGCTCAGATCCAAAAGACGTTGAAAAAGATAAAGGACAAGACATTCAAGTCTCAGGAAAAAAATGCAACTATTACTGCAGTCAATGGTTATATCCAGAAGCTACAAAAAGAAATTGATACCATTGAGCAGAACAAGACAATAGACACAACGCATACTGATGATCTAAAAGCACTTGAAAAGCAACTGAATGATCTTGTTGAAGACGAGAAGAGATTGGTCAATGATAAGCATCATCATGAACAAGTTTCTATTCTACTGAAAGATACTGGTATCAAAACCAAGATCATAAAGCAATATCTTCCAGTCATGAACAAGCTAATCAACAAGTATTTGAGTAGCATGGAGTTCTATGTCAATTTCAATATCAATGAAAGCTTTGAGGAGGTCATCAAGTCTCGCCATCGTGATGAATTTGCCTACGAGAATTTCTCCGAAGGCGAAAAGCAAAAGATCGATCTGGCACTACTATTCACTTGGAGAGCAATTGCCAAGATGAAGAATAGCGTGAATACCAATTTGCTGATACTGGATGAAATCTTTGATAGTTCATTAGACTCAAATGGAACGGAAGAACTACTGAAGATTTTGAACTCCATAAGTAGTGATACCAATGTTTTTGTTATTAGTCACAAGGGCGATATTTTGTTTGACAAGTTTAGATCAATAATCAAGTTTGAAAAGATCAATAATTTTTCAAGGATTGTGAAATGATGTATAATGATGATTCTTCCAATGTTCAAACGCATGCAGTAAAAACCAAGATTGTGACGGTACAACATACTGTGACAGAATTTTGGTTAGAAAATATGTCGATAGACAAGAAGCAGATCTTCGAAGATCTCATAAAAGAAAAACTAGCCAACGAAATGGCTAGAACATTGTTGAAGGAAAATCTTGTACTATTTACAAAAGAATCTCATTCGGATAAATTTGATATGATCTATCGTGCCAGATGTTATTTGGCTGATAAAGAAGATGTGGCTTTGATTGCAAATATCAAGTGAGGATAAGATGATAGAAAACGGAATGCTAAAGATCAATACGGCGGCGCAAACAATAAGACCGTATGAAATATATGATCTAGTCAAATCTACGGATCCAGTATTGAAGCAAGTTTGCAAGCCATTTGATTTTGCAAATCCGCCAATTGATCCAATTCATCTTGCGTCATCTCTTTTCGAGACGATGTTCAAGCATAGTGGTCTTGGTTTGGCTGCGCCGCAAGTTGGCATACCTTATCGTGTATTTGTCGTTGGATATGACAATACGAACAAGCAGGTATTCTTCAATCCAGAAATCATTGAAAGATCTCAAAGAGAAGATGATCATCTTGAAGGTTGCTTGACGTTCAAACGTCTATTCTTCAAAGTTTCTCGTCCACAAGAAATCAAGGTCAAGTATCAACACGTTAGTGGTGAATGGAAAGAAGACAAGTTTACTGGTCTTACCGCTCGTTGCATTCAGCACGAATATGATCATCTTGATGGCATTTGCTTTACCGAGAGAGTTGGTAAAACTACTCTGATGATGGCAAGAGAAAAAGAACGCAAGATGCGTATTAAGATGACTAGAAATGATTCAAAGTGAATTCATGTATTGGGATAATCTCATGATGAGTGATAGTGATTTTTTGCATTGGCTTCGCGATAGACTAATCAATGTTCACGGCGAAGACAACATGAGTGATCATATGATTAGACTATATAAGATTGCAAGGAAATTGGAAGATGATGATTCATATTGGAACGAAATAACGAAAAATAAGTATAGAGAAACCGATTGATTTGATGTATAATACGTTTTTTATGGGATGATATGATGTACCAGAAATATACTGTTGCCGATGTAAAAGAGTCTTCAGCGAGAAGACTGTTCAACGTCATTTCCACATTTGCAGGTGGCGGTGGATCTTCCACCGGCTATCGTCTTGCGGGTGGAAATATCATTGCAATCAATGAATTCGTTGAAGAAGCAATCAAGACATACTCGACAAATTTTCCAGATACAAAGATCATTCCCGGCGACATCAAGAAATTGACAGGTAAGGACTTTCTAGAGACGGCTGGTCTAAAGCCAGGTGAACTTGATTTACTTGATGGCTCACCTCCATGCTCTGCATTTTCTGTTGCTGGCAAGAGAGAAAAGGGTTGGGCTGGATATGTCAAAGATACACGCAATTCATATTTTGACGACGAAGGCAATGTCATTGAAGAAGGTGATATTGAAGTTCAAGAAGGTGTTAAGAAGTACTCGGACGGAAAGACTGTCGAGAGTATTGAAAACCTGTTTCTTGAATTCATTCGCATCGCCGAAGAAATCAAGCCAAAGGTAATTGTTGCCGAGAACGTCAAGGGTATCACTTTTGGTGAAGCTAAAGAAAAGCTGTATGAGTTCATCAACTCGTTTGAAAAGATTGGCTATCAAGTAACATATCAAGTCTTGAATGCCGCAGACTTTGGAGTTCCGCAAGGTAGAGAGCGCACTCTTTTCGTATGCATTCGTGAAGATGTTTGTGATGCTCTAGATTTGAACTTTCTGAATATGCATTCAATCGTGTTTCCTAATCCAACACATACAAAGCATGTGACGCTTCGCCAAGCTATCGAAGATGTAGAAAACGATCCAAATGAGATTCAAGAACTCAAGGACTATGTCATGGGAGGATTTCAAAAAGATTGGATCACGAAACTTCCATTCAATCCTACAAGACACACAAAGCCTTCCGACAAGGAATACCGCGATTGGAATCCAAAGGCATCATGTTTCAACATGATTCGTCCATGTCCAGATCTTCCATGTCCTACGTTGACACAACGTGGACAACAGAAATCTGTCTCAGGTGTATTTCACTATGCCGAAAATAGAAAGTTCACGATCAAGGAATTGAAGCGTATCATGAGTCTTCCTGAGGACTTTGTTCTTACTGGTAATTTTGATCAACAAGCCGAACGTATCGGTCGAATGGTCGCGCCCAAGATGATGGCTGCATTGGCAAGCAGCATTTATGAGAATGTTTTGAAACCATATAATGATAGACAAAATACTATGCGATGAACTAGAAAAATCTTCAAAGGATGTCAACGTCGCTGTACTCTTATCCGGCGGCGTTGATAGCATTTCTGTGGCTCTTGCCGCTCATAGGCTGGGTAAGAAGATCACAGCGTATACTTTTCATCTAAAAGATCAACCAACATATGATGCACAAAAAGCAAATGAAATATGCAACATCATGGGTTGGTCATGCAAGACAATAGAAGTTCCAACTGACAACGTATCAAATGATTTCATGCGTCTTCGTCGTGAAATTGAATGTGTAAAGAAGACACACTATGAATGTTGTTTTCCATTTCTATATGTGTATCCACAAATAGAAGAGACCGAAGTTTTGAGTGGATGGGCAGCTGATGGTTACTATGGCGTATCGAAGAAAGCAAACATACACTATAAGCATACGATGGAAAAATTCAACGAGTTTAGAGAAGACTATTTCAAGATTGATCATCGTGCAGGACATCTTTGGCACAAGAAAATTGCCGATAGACACAACAAGACATTCATAACTCCATATCTCACGGATGCAGTAAAAGAATTCTTTTGGAGCAAAGATTGGTACGAACTCAATCAACCATACCAAAAGCATCATGTAGTAGAAGCATTTGTCGAGTTTGCACAGTTTGGTGGTGTCAAGAAGCATATCAATCTGCAACTGGGATCTGGAATAGATAAATTGTTTGACTCTGTTCTGATACCTGATATAATGATCAACTATCGTAAAAGAAAACGTATCATGGACATTTGCAAGGATTGGAGCAATAGATGACACAGAAATTTACCTTTGCCCAGCGCGAAGAGGGCTTTGATAATCACATTAGTCAGTCAATTCGTGGGTACAATGATCTAATTGGTGATGTCATCAATCTTTCGCAGTACTTTGTTGAAAACGATACCATTGTGTACGATATTGGTTGTTCGACGGGCAAGATGCTCAAGGCAATGATTGAACAGAACAAGACTATTGCTCAGAAAGCCCAATATATTGGCATTGAAATCGAAGAAGATTTCTATCCCCATTTTCAAGAATCTGAAAACAATAACATTCCATCAAATCTTGGTTTTTTCTGCGGTGATGTTCGCGAGGTCGAATTTTCAGCCAAGACTTCATTGGTGACATCAATCTTTACCTTGCAATTCATGCCAAGGCAAGATCGTCAAAATGTCATAAACCAAATTTATGACAGTCTAATTCCTGGTGGAGCATTCATCTTTGCTGAAAAGACTTTGTCGAATCATTCCCTAATTCAGGAGATGAGAACCTTCACATACTATGACTTCAAACGTCAGAGTTTTGAGTATGATGATATCATGACCAAGGAAAAGAAGCTTCGTTCCATGTTGAAGGCAAATACCAGAGATGAATTGATCAATATGTGCATTGAGGCAGGATTCAACAAGAATTCAATTGATACATTCTGGCAAAACTATGCATTTACTGGATTCATTGCCATCAAGGACTAATTCGCAATTCCAATATAGATATGTGGTGGACTAAAAAAGTCCTTGTCTTTACCAAAACAGCAGAGTATACTAACCACATGATGACAGAAAACAGCAACTCCCAAATTCATAGGGAAGCCAAGAGTCAGCTTGCGCGTCTCATGGCAAACGAAAACCTGACCGTCGAGCATCGTGCGGTTCGCACGGCGTATTTTGATGTTGAGAAGCGTCTTCTTGTCCTTCCAATTTGGAAGAACATGACTGGCAACATCTATGATACGCTCGTCGGACACGAGGTCGGTCACGCTCTTGACACTCCGCCGTCAGCGGATATTCTAAAGAATGCCATCGAATCGATTGATGCCAAGAACCCTCGCGGTTCCAAGATGTTTTTGAATGTGATCGAAGACGGTCGCATTGAGAAGCTTGTGCGTCGTCGTTATCCTGGTATGCGTCGTTCCTTCTCCCTTGGCTATAAGGATTTGCTGGATCGCAATTTCTTTGGCACCGCTGGACGTAGCATCAAGTCTTACGGTCTGATTGACCGCATCAATCTTCATTTGAAGCTTGGTTCTGCAATCATCATCGACTTCACTCCGGCTGAAAAGAAGCTGGTTGAAATGGCTGAGAATTGCGAAAGCTTTGACGACGTTGTCAAGGCTGCTCAGGCAATCTATACTTATTGTAAGGAACATAAGGAAGATCAGCCTGAGAATGACGAGGAAAACTATTACGACGATTCGGAGTTCTATCCCGATGAGAGTGGTGAGTTTTCCATGCCGTATGAAGACGAGTCTGGCGAGGAGTCTGGTGAAGAATCTGATGAGGTTGACGATTCTTCTTCGGAAAATTCCGATGACTCAGATGAATCCGACAAGTCTGACGGCAAGACTTCGGATGAAGGTTCTGCTGGTGAATCCGGCAAGGACGATGAAGAGGAGGGTTCTTCTGATTCCGAAGATGATGATTCGGAGACCAGTTCTTCCGACGAAGATGAAATTTCCGATCAGGAGACCAAGTCTCCTCTTGATGAGGGATTTAGACAGAATCCGACTTCCGAGACTCAGGAGTCTTGGGAATCCAAGAAGGATGAACTCGTTAGGGAAGGGACCAAGGGCTATGTTTATGTAAACATTCCCGAGGTCAACGGTCATAATTGGATTGTGCCTTACAAGCAGGTTCATGATGGTGGCAATGGCTTCGTCGGTCTTTCTGAGGTGGCTCGTCGCGGCGACATATATGGATTTATTCCTGGTCATACCAAGGAGCAGGTTCTTGCAGAGTGCATCAAGTTCCGTTCGGAGAACGCTGCGGTAATTTCATACATGGTCAAGGAATTTGAGATGCGAAAGGCGGCTGATACCTATTCTCGCTCGTCAATTTCCAAGACTGGTGTGATCAATACCAACAAGCTGCATACCTACAAGTATAATGATGACCTGTTCAAGCGCATCACCAATGTGCCTACCGGAAAGAATCATGGACTTGTCATGTTCATTGATTGGTCTGGATCGATGACAACTTCAATTTCTGGATTGATTGAGCAGCTTGTAAATATGGTCATGTTCTGCAAGCGTGTTCAGATTCCGTTTGACGTTTATGCATTTTCAAATGTATATGGACATAAGAATATGTCCGCCGAAGAGATCAGTGCTATCGAAGCACGTCAGCATTCATACAAGGATGGTGATTTGCTTATCAATTCAAGCTTGTCTCTGCTTCAGTTGCTGTCTTCAAGGATGAAGGAAGGCGAGTTCAATCAGGCTATTGGTAATCTTCTGATGCTATGCAAGTTCTTTAGGAAAATGAATGCTGCTGTAGATATCAGGCCGTTTACTTTCGGTTCTACTCCTTTGGATGCGACTATTGTTTGTGCGACAAGCATTGTCAATGCTTTTCGTGCGAAGCATAAGCTTCAGATCGTCAACACCGTCATTCTTACCGATGGCGAGGATACAGACAGTATTGAGGTTAGGAACAAGGGCTATAATCCATATACTCAAGATGTGGTTCTTCGTGATACCGTTACCAAGAGTGAAGCTGTTGTCGATAATCTGTGGGATAAATCTGCCACAACGGCAATCTTCTTGAATCGTCTGCGCGAAAGAACTGGAACGAATGTGATTGGATACTATATAAATTCCGGTCGAGTGAATTCCATGTCTTTCTCACAGTATTCAGCAGATCCAAATCAGGTCGAGAAGCTGTATAAGGACTATGTAAAGAACAAGTACATTGAAGTTACCAATCTTGGTTATTCGGTGTACTACATTCTCAAGGCTGAGGAGATGAACATTCAGACCACCGAACTTAATCTTGGTAAGGCAACTACAGCAAAGAGCATTGCGAAGGTCTTTGCCAAGTATTCCAAGAACAAGTTGGACAATCGTATTGTTCTTTCCCGGTTCATTGAGAAAATTAGTGCTTGATTATACCAATCATATATCGTATACTAAATTATAACTTGATAGAGGAAAATATGTCGCTTACGGAAAAGCAGATTGCTTTCATTCGACTGGCTAACCAGAACGGGTATATGACTACCATTTCTCGCAAGGATGCCAAGGAACTTTGCCGCGCTCATAACTTCAAGTGGCCTAGGTGGATCGCGATTGACGATCAGTATCGTCACTCTCGCGGTGTCTATAAACTTCCCAGCATTGGTGCTGTAGAAACTCCTATACCTTCTGTTTCGGAAACTCCTATGCCACAGGCAACTACGATGAATCTTCAGACTATTGGTACAAACATCTCGGAGTCTTTGATTCCGACTCCCAATAAGAATTACGTTCCCTTTGGTAACTTCTCGGATGTTGAGTCGATCATCTCATCCAAGATGTTCTATCCAGTCTATATCACTGGTCTGTCTGGCAACGGCAAGACCATGATGGTCGAGCAGGCTTGTGCCAAGGCTCGCCGCGAGATGGTTCGCGTGAACATCACGGCTGAGACTGACGAGGACGACCTGATTGGTGGTTTCCGTCTTGTCGATGGTCAGACTGTGTGGCATAATGGTCCCGTTGTGATGGCGATGGAGCGTGGTGCGGTTCTTCTTCTGGACGAGGTTGACCTTGGTACCATCAAGCTTATGTGTCTTCAGCCCGTGCTTGAAGGCAAGTCTGTCTTCATCAAGAAGATCAACAAGCTGGTTCAGCCGGCTCGTGGATTTACTGTAATCGCTACTGCAAATACCAAGGGTCGTGGTTCTGACGATGGCCGCTTCATTGGCACTAACGTCATGAACGAGGCGTTTCTGGAACGTTTCTCTATCACGATGGAGCAGGAGTATCCGCCTGCCGTAACCGAGAAGAAGATTCTACATAATCTTCTGGATCGTACGGAGGATGACAAGACCTTTGTTGAGCTGCTTATCAAGTGGGCAGATGCAATTCGTCGTACCTATTACGATGGCGGCACGACCGAGATTATTTCCACTCGTCGTCTTGTGCATATTTGCGACGCATACAAGATCTTCAGTCGTGATCGCATGAAGGCAATTCGTCTGTGTCTGAATCGTTTTGATCTTGACACCAAGACTTCGTTCATGGATCTGTATACAAAGATTGATGCAGAGGCTAATGCTCCTGTTGTTGCTAATACGGAAACGTCTACAGCAACGACGGATGCATCTCTTGAAGAAAAGATCAAGCAGGCTAACGAGATTGTGTTTTAATGCTTGACAAACCAATTCGGTATTGATATAATACTGAATAATGGAGCGGCGTATTTGGTTGCTCGCCGCTCCGTTTTTTTCGATGCAACCTTTTGTTATGGAGTGTAATAAATGGCTAAGATTTCTGCTAAGGCTCGTATGCTTTCGGTTCTGAAGGGCAACTCATCGTACAATACTTTTTCGGTTGCACAGGGTCGCAATCGTTTTGGTATCAAGAACGTTGCGCAGCGCATTCATGAGCTGCGTCAGGACGGTCACGCAATCTACACGAACCTGAAGCGTCGTGGCGATGGCAGCACTGTTCGCGTTTATCGTCTTGGTACTCCTACCAAGGCCATGAAGGCTGCTGCTCGCAAGACCAAGACTCGTCGTTCTGCCTGAGTTTAGTATAGGTTGAGCCTATTGAAGGGGAAGGGAAATCTTCCCCTTCTTTCTATTTGCTAACTAAATAGGAGTATGGTTTAGTAATCATTTTTTGAGTGGAGTATACTATGGAAATTTCTATCTCTGTTGAGGAACTAAGAAAAAGAAAATTGTTTATCGCCACACCAATGTACGGTGGTATGGCAAATGGACTTTACATGAAGTCCTGCTTGGATCTACAAGCTATTCTAAATCAATATGGCGTTGAAGCCAAGTTTTCATTTCTATTTAACGAATCACTTATTACTCGCGCAAGAAATTATCTTACTGATGAATTTCTTCGTAATGAAGGATTTACGCATCTCTTGTTTTTGGATTCTGACATTCATTTCAATCCACAAGATGTTGTAACTCTTCTTGCTCTAGATAAAGAAATTATTGGTGGACCATATCCCAAGAAGTCGATTAATTGGGGTAATGTCGCACAGGCCGTTAAGAACAAGCCTGATATTTCTCCGGGCGAACTTGATGGATTGATTGGTGAATTCGTTTTCAATCCAGTAGCCGGAACAAAGCAGTTTTCAATTACTGAACCTCTTGAAGTCATGGAAATCGGTACAGGTTTCATGATGATCAAGCGTGAAGTCTTCAAGAAATTTGAAGACGCATTTCCAGAATATCGTTATAAGCCAGATCATGTCGGTCAAAAGCACTTTGACGGATCTCGCTACATTCATGCGTATTTTGATACGATCATTGATCGTGGTCCAAATGCACCAGGATCATCGGAGAGATATTTGTCGGAAGATTATTTCTTCTGTCAGATGTCTCGCAAGATCGGTATCAAGATTTGGCTGTGTCCTTGGATGAAGACACAACATGTCGGAACATTTGCGTTTACTGGCGACCTATCTAAGATTGCTCAGTATACAGGACGCATATGATCATAGGATTCGTTGGTACCATTGGCTCAGGCAAAGGTACTGCGGGTGAAATATTGGCGCAGCGAGGATTCTTCACCGAATCTTTCGCTGCTCCTCTTAAGGAAATTACCGCAAGTCTATTTGGCTGGCCTCGTCATTTATTGGAAGGCGATACACAAGAGTCTAGGGAGTTTCGCGAAAGTAAAGATCCATGGTGGTCTGAAAGGTTTGGTAAAGATATAACACCAAGATACATTCTACAAATAATAGGAACTGAATGTATGCGCGATTGCATTCATACAGATTTCTGGGTTGCTTGTTTGGAAAAAAGAATAAAACTAAATCGTGATTATGTAATCACAGATGTAAGATTTCCAAACGAAATTGACTCCGTTCACAAGATGGGCGGCAAGATTGTAGAAATACAAAGAGGCGCAATACCAGAATGGTATATTCATGCAACAATGTATAATAATGGTGATTCTGGAATAAAACCAGATGTTCATTATTCAGAATGGGCGTGGATGGGATATAAGACTGATTATACCATTAGTAACAATGGAACAAAGGAAAATCTAGAAGAAGAGATTGAATTGATGTTGGAGTGCTTGACTCCACCAAACTAATGTGATACTATTGTCTTCATACATTGAAGGAGTTTATTATGAAAATTTCTCAGGATACAATCAACATTCTAAAGAACTTCTCCCAAATCAATCAGGGGATTTTCTTCAAGAAGGGCGACACAATTTCAACAATTTCGCCTCAGAAAAACATTCTAGTAGAAGCCACGGTCAAGGAATCGTTTCCAAATGACTTTGGTATCTATGATCTTCCAAATTTTCTGAGTGTTCTTTCACTCAGCAAGGATGATCCAGAATTGTCTTTCTATGACAAGCATCTAACATTGTCGGGTCACAATGGACGTTCAACGATAACCTATCGTTATACAGATGCATCCATGATCGTATGTCCACCAGATAAGAAGCTGACTGTACCTAGTGCAGTTGCTACTTTTCATCTGGATGAAAATGATCTATCATGGATTTCTCGTTGCGTTGCAATTCTTCAGCAACCAAACATGAGCATTGAGAGTGATGGTGATGCAATTAATATCACTACATTTGATGCCACGAATGACTCGTCACATACACAGAAGTTGCAGATCGCTAAGGGTAATGGCGAAAGCTTCAAATTTGTTCTTCGTACCGAGAACATCAAGTTGATCTCGACCAATTATACTGTAGCTGCAACAAAGGGAATCGTGACTTTCACCGGCAAGAATATTCCAATCAAGTATTGGATTGCAACTGAAAAGACGAAGGAGTGATAACATGTCAACAATTGGTAACAATAGTGGCGTTCCTGCAATGTCGCCAGAAGAAATCAGAAAGGTTGCTGACGCTATTGAGGTGCTAAACGATAGCATGACCCGTGTTGCTGCTGAACGTGATCTTGTCAAGGAAACGGTAAACAAGTTGCACGAGGAAATTGGTTTTCCTAAGAGACTTCTTCGCCGTCTTGCAAAGACACACTACAATAGATCTTTCGAAATGGACACTCAAGAGAACCGCGATTTCGAGAGCGCATACGAGACTGTTACGAGTAAAAAATAATCTTCTATGGCTCGCAAAAGATATGCAACATGTGCTTGTGAACTTTGTTATGTTAGAGTTCCAAAAAACGAGGCTTTTTGTGAGCAAGTAACAGAAGAAACGGGCGGCTGGGAAGGCGAGGGTGGAGGATCAAGTAGCTCAAATTCTTGGACAACCGGAAACTATAGATCTTCAAATAGAAGTTATAGTTCAAGTAGAACGCATTATAGACATCGTACGGTCTGGTTTTGTGCGGATTGTTACGGAAAACTACAATTGTTTAGACAAGAACAAGAACGTATTAGACTTGAAGAAGAAAAACTAAAAGAAGAACGAAGAAGATTGGCGAGAGAGCAGAGAAAGCCTCTTGTTATATTCTTCTGGATCGTCGTTGTTCCTTTAATTCTTGCAATGTGTTCAATTAGTAGTTATACTGGTGTGAAGTAAAAAGGAGATTTGTAATGGCAAATAATGATCAATTTCTGTGGACCGAGAAGTATCGACCGCAGAAGGTTTCTGATTGCATTCTTCCCGAAAATATCAAGAGTGCATTCCAAGAATATGTGAATCAAAAGAACATTCCAAATCTTCTTCTTACAGGTGGTCCCGGCGTAGGTAAGACTACAATCGCCAAGGCCATGTGCAATGAAGTGGGTTGTGATTTCATGGTGATCAATGGTTCAGATGAACGTGGTATTGACGTTCTTCGTACCAAGATCAAGTCATATGCCTCGTCAATGAGTTTTTCTGGTGGTAGAAAAGTCGTTATCATTGACGAGGCAGACTATCTGACACCAGAAGCACAGGCAGCAATGAGAGCAGCAATCGAAGAGTTTTCGGCAAACTGCTCTTTCATCTTTACTTGCAATTACAAGGCGCGATTGATTGATGCGATTCATTCACGCTGCTCTGTGATTGAATTCAAGATCAAGAACGGAAACAAGGTCAAGATGGCTGCTGGATTTCTAAAGAGAATCCAGCACATCCTCGATATCGAAAAAGTAAAGTACGATAATACCGTTCTTGTTCAAATCATACAAAAGCACTTTCCTGACTATCGTCGTGTATTGAATGAGCTACAGAGATATTCGGTAAAGGGTGAAATCGACACGGGTGTATTAGCACAAGTTGCTGATGTCAATCTCAAAGATCTTGTCGCGCATCTAAAGGAAAAAGACTTTACATCCATGCGTAAGTGGGTGGGTGTGAATAATGATGCAGATCAAGTCAAGATTTTCCGTTTGATCTATGACTCATTATATGATATTCTACAACCACAGTCTATTCCTCAGGCTGTCGTAATTCTTGCCGACTATCAATATAAGTCGGCATTTGTTGCGGATCAGGAAATCAATATGGTTGCGTGTTTGACCACGATCATGATGGAGTGTTCATTCAAATGAAAACTCGTGAAAGAGACATTGATATTCTTGGTAGAATTGGTGAAAAGATAATCATCAATATGCTAAGTAGTCAAGGCAAGATTGTTCAGGAATCGATTGATCCTTATGATCGCGAGAAGGACATGACATGTGATGGTCAAACGATTGAGGTGAAGACGCAAGTTCCGTTTATTCTTGAGAAAGCATTTACATTCAAACCAAATCAATTGAACAAATGTAGAAATGTTGACGTTCTATATTTCATATCGGTTCCTGCGCCACGACATAAATTCAAGTGGGATGGGTATATTTTTGAGGCAAATCCACAATCTTTTAAAACAAGAAAGAGGACTACGAAAGATGGTAGAACAATGATTCTAGTCAACATTGAACAGGATGCTATAAAACCAGTCAAAAAGCTTACGAAAGAAGAAGCTGATACTTTAAGAAAATATACTGTATCTGAGTATTGAAATGGATCTATTCAAGGATATATTGCCCGCAATTCAAAAGACGAAGAAGGATCTATCGAATGAGCCAGACTTTGAGAAATCGTATAATGCATTTGTGGTCAATCGTGCGCTATCATATCACGTTGATTCTATATTACATGCCAATGAAATGAACTTGAGACACGGTTTGGACGAAAAGCTACAATTCCAATATTATCTAAATAGTATTAGATCTATGAAACGCAAGTTTCAGCCGTGGGTCAAGAAAGAGAAGAATGATATTCTGGATGCTATCAAAGAGTACTACCAGTGTTCAAGCGCAAAAGCACTAGAAGCAATGCGAATCCTCTCCTCTGATCAGGTTGATCATATAATAACTATAACAAAAAAAGGTGGAGTGGGTAATGTGGAGCGTAGAAGACATGGTGGAGGTGACGCTAAAAGAGCGTGATGACTTCCTTAAAGTCAAAGAAACATTGACTAGAATTGGCGTAGCTTCAAAGAAAGATCAGACACTCTATCAGTCTTGTCACATTCTTCACAAGCAGGGAAAATACTATATCGCACATTTCAAGGAATTGTTTGCACTTGACGGTAAACCAACTAACTTTTCAGAAAGCGATATAGGTAGACGTAATTCAATCGCCAATCTTCTTGCTGAGTGGGAGCTAATTGCTCTAGTCAAGCCGGAGAAAACAGCAGAACCTATTTGCCCATTAAATCAAATCAAGATATTGGCATTCAAGGACAAGAACGATTGGCAACTAGTAGCAAAGTATAATATTGGTAAAAAGAAAATTGAAACTGAATAAATCATGGAGATTTTGTTATGGCAATCAAATTGAAATTCCACAAGCTACATCCCGAAGCACAAGCACCTGTATATTCAACAACAGATGCCGCTTGTTTTGACATCTCCCTATGCACATATGGAAAGATGGCATTCAAAGGTTATGATGAGTCGGGTAAAGAGTTTACAAGACTATTGACTACTGATGGTGGCGTTCTATTATGTCCAAAAGATAGAGTTCTTGCACCAACTGGACTCATTTTCGACATTCCTAA